TACCAAACCGTTATCTTATTCGTTTATAATTATACGCATGAAACGCCGACAACGATTTGTCATGCATTTGTATCGTATTATTGTCCACAATATTGTAATCGTACTGTTTTGTTCTAACTACACTAAAACTGCCATCTTCATTAATACCGTACATATGGATTTCCTTTTTGTCCGCACTAATATTGAAATACATATTCTGCCCCTTATCCCAAGTACCATCAGCATGTCCATATCGATAGGTGGCATCTCCATACGCAATGCCTATAATGTCCTTGCCGACAATCGAGCCATGTATGGTTTTCTTCTCTCCATAAGGCGCGAATGACAGCATTTCATGGAAGTTGTCGCCCTCCTTTTCCCACTTGCCATTTAACACTTTCAAAATTTCGGTTTCCTCTGCGCTGAACTTGCTTGCCTTGTTTTCGTTCTCGTCCTTGCTGCATGCGAATAACGTGAGGAGCAAGGTAGTTAATAAGATTACTTTTTTCATGATTATATATTTTTAGATAATAAAAATTCGGCCTTATGTAGTCTGTTATGTAAAAGACCTATATCATAAGGGATGAAACAATAAACACCGTGACTGCCCATAACTTTTTCATAGGATAACAAAGCTGTTGTTATCTCATTCTTTTTTGAGGGTTCAGCCTCTATCGCATGTTCTGCACGTCTCGTATTCTCGGCCGAGAAAACGTCAACAGCCCGTTTAATCACGCGTATTTCGTTAAGATAATCCTTACGCCGCCTGTATAGCTTCATCAGCCTGTCGAAAGAGTGTAAGGCAGGATAGCCAGCAGCAATGCTTTCTTCATAAACATCAATTGCAGCATCAATATCACCACGTTTTTCAAACCTCATCCCATCATTGTTTCTTCTTGCGGTGTCAAATAAGCGTTCCTCTGCACGGCGTGAAGCTGCCAATGCCTGCATAGCTTCTTCGTAATCCTCATCAGGTATCAACAAAAAATTATCAGAAATTCCACTCAAAAGCGACTTGGTGGCTTCACCTAGATAATACTTCTGTTTTTCCCAGTTTACACACTTGACAAGCGTGTCATATTCTATTCGTTTCATCATTTCATACTCATGCACATCAACACCCTATACACTCCGTACACGTCCTCCAACGACACCTCGAAAGACGGATATTCGGGGTTTATTGATTTACATACGACACAACCTGTTGTATCGGATGGAAACAGCCGTTTAATCACCGTACCATTGCATGTGTCCAATACGTAGACGCGCCCCCAATCGATGAACGCACGTTCGTTGATTTTCTTTATAAGCACTTGCGACCCAGACGGGTATTCGGGTGACATACTCTCACCCGACACCGTTATGGCATAGTCCACTCCCTTAATTGGGGATATAATCTTCTCACACTCGTTGTTCTTGACCGACACCACGAAGTCGTTCAACGAGCCGCCTTGCGCCGAAATTGGAAGCAGGGGTACAGAATATGTGGTATTTTCATTCATCACATCGGCATTTGATGATACAAGCATGTCACCCTCGCCCGTCAAAAGCCACTCCGCACTTACATTGAAGTAATTTGCAAATTTCTTGTTGGTCTCAATGTTTGGTTTAGCTGTTTTATCTCCTTTCAAACGACTGATTGTCGCTTGTGATACACCCGTGGCTCGGCTTAAATAATAAGGCGTAACACCTTTATTATCAAATAATTGTTGCAATCTCTCATTGTACGTACTCATAGGTTATTTTGTTTACAAATGTTAAATTAAAGTATTTTGCAAATAATTCTTTGCAGAATACTTGCATTTTACTTTTATTCTTTATATCTTTGCATCACAATACAAAACGATATTGTACCGCGATTTAAAACTACCGCGCAAATGTAAGAATATTTTTTGACAATAACAAATATAATAAGCAAGAAAATGAGAAATATTGACGAATTGACGGCTGGATTAAAAGCTGGAGAGTGCGTTCTCTTCAACGAGAACGGGAGTGAGTTTAGGTTTAAAAATCTGATGGAGGCCTGCAAGAACGCGACCAACCACGGAAGAAAACCCGAGAATGGGTGGAACATCGTAGATGACCTCGGGGTGACCTACGAAAACGAAGATTGGGGGTTCTTGGCGAGCCTCGTGTAACAGAGTTATAACGAAAACAAATATGAACAACAAGAAGACATTTAAAGAACTGTACGAGGCCGAAAGGGACAAACCCACGGCCGCACAACACTTCATCGCAATGGTGGCCAACATAACCCACCGCTCAACCAACACGGTTAAGATGTGGTTGTCTGGGCGACAAGTCCCCGATGAACTGGCTAGAACCATCATGGCACAGCACTTTGGGTGCGATGCCGAACAATTATTCCCCACAAATAATTAGCGATATGGACAATCAGATTACTATTTTCAACAGCTCCCAATTCGGGGAGATTAGGACGGCTGGCACAGCTGATAACCCGATGTTCTGTTTATCTGACCTATGTCGAGTACTTGAACTCCAAGTAGGCGCGACGAAGAAAAGACTTAACGATAGGGGTATTAGTTCAATTAACACCCCTACCTACAATCAGCACGGAACACAGGTTATGCAAGAAATGGTATATATCAGTGAACAGAACCTATACAAGGTTATAATGCGTTCGGATAAGCCGCAAGCAGAACCTTTCCAAGATTGGGTTTGTGGAGAAGTTCTCCCCACCATCCGTAAGACGGGCGGCTACATTGCCACCGCCCCCGAAATGAGCGACGCGGAGATAATGGCCAAGGCAATGATTGTGGCGCAAAACACCATTGCTAGCCGCAATGCGCGCATCCAGCAGCTTCAAGTCGAGAACAACGAGCAAAAACAGCTGATAGCACAAATGCAAAAAGGTAATGACTACCTTAATGTTATCCTTGAGAGTAAGGGAACTTTGGCAACAACGCAAGTTGCAGCCGACTATGGCATGAGTGCAGTTAAGTTCAACAAGAGATTGAATAAAATGCGCATCCAGCGCAAGGTAAACGGACAATGGATATTGTACACCGAGTTCATGGGCAAGGGTTACGTACACAGCAAGACCATCGCGTTTCAACATTCGGACGGACGCCCCGACACACGATTGTCGACAGAATGGACGCAACGGCGGCGCATGCTTCTCTCTCCTGCCCTAAAAGAGGTTGGCATATTACCCCTAATCGAAAGAACGGATTATAATCAATTGACGCAATGAAAATCATAACGAATTGGCGATACTACGTGCTGGCGATGCTGGCAGTCGCCGCGATGACGGCAATATTTTCAGAGCCTGCGGGAGAGGGTATGTTGCTTTGGGTTTCGTCCATGACGATTTCGAAGATTACGGGGCTTGCACTTGGCTATGTCTTTTACCGCGGAGTGCGGTATTGGGGACAAAAGGGCAAACTGCCCGAATTGATTAAACTAGCAAAGGAGGACTGAACATGCAACCACAACCACAACCACAACCGACATTGTCCGACATTGCCCAACAGATAGCGGGTGTCGAAAAGTTGGCCAGGGTGGGCGCAAAGCCCATACTTGACTTGGATGAGGCCTCGGTGTTCACGGGGTTTAGCAAGGGACATCTGTATAGGCTTACCTCCTCACGGGGCATCCCACACTACAAAAAAGGACGCAAGCTGCTTTTCAAAAAAGCAGAGTTAGAGGCTTGGATGTGTGAGGAACGCATAAGGACGGACGATGAAACGGACAGCATGGCGGCGACATACATAGCCACGCACAGGTGATGAAAAGGGTATGTCCGACCCCATTCGGGCACAACGTAAATAATAGCAAAACAACACAATATGAAAAAAATCATTATTAAAAGGCTATCCCTTGTGAATTTCAAGGGCATTAGAAATCTAACAATAGACTTCAACGAAAGTGTAACCACCATTTCAGGTCGTAATGGTCTTGGTAAAACAACCATCTTTGATGCGTTCACTTGGCTGCTATTCGGTAAGGATAGCAAAGAAAGAAAGCAGTTCGGCATCAAGACCTACGGAAAGGACGGACAAACCATTCCACGCCTACCACACGAGGTTTCGGGCGTGCTGGACGTGGACGGGAAGGAAATAACCCTTTGCCGCCGTTTCACAGAAAAATGGCAAAAGAAACACGGCACCACCATAGAAAGGATGGTTGGCCACGAGGAAGAGCGGTTATACAATGACGTACCGATGTCAGTAGACAATTGGGCAGAGAAAATAGAGAGTATATGCCCCGAACAAATATTCAAGTTCATCACCAATCCCTTGTATTTCTCATCGCAAAAAGCGGATGTGCAGCGTGCAATGCTGTTTCGCATGGCAGGCGAAGTGACGGATGAAGAGGTCGCCAAGGGCTACAAGAATTTCCAAGACCTGCTCGCCCAAATGACGGGCAAGACGATGGAAGAGTTCAAGCGTGAGATTGCCGCCAAGAAGAAGCGCATCAAGGCTGACGTTGAGGCTATACCCGAACGTATGGACGAGTGTCAGCGACAAATCACCGCGATGGAATGCGACAAGGACGGCAAGCCAATAAATTTCAATGGGCTAAGGGCGGAACTAGGACAAAAACAGGCTGAACTCGCCAAGGTCGAAGAACAGATTGCCGACATCACTAAGGCGTATAATGACAAGATGGGGGCACGCTTGGAAAAGTCGCGCGAGTTGGGCGACATCAAGAGCCAAATCATCAAGCGTGAAACCGAAATCAAGGATGAGGCCTACATGGATTACCGCGAGGAGCTGAATAAGCAGCAGGAGATGCACTATCAGGTCAACGCTTTGAAAGGCGAAATTACTCGCGCCGAAAAGGAAATCACCAAAAGGCAGGCCGAGCTGGACAAGTATGCAAAAGTCCGCGAAGAAATGATTGCCGAATGGCAAAAAATCAACAAGTCACAGCTCACCTTTGACGACAAAGATTTTGTTTGCCCAACTTGCCGTAGACACTTCGATATTGACGACATCGAGGCTAAGCAGCGCGAAATGACCGAGCATTTCAATGAAGAGAAAAAGCAAAAGCTAGAAGACAACACCTCACGCGGAAAGACCAATTCCGAAAGGATGAAAGCCATTGAGGCTGAAATCAAGACATTACAAAGCTGCATCGCCAATAATGATGTGGCTATCAAGGAATACGCATCGAACCCGTTGTTCAACAAGGAATTGGCCGAACCCGATGCAACGCCATTAATGGCATCAGACAAGGAATTGGCCGAACTTAAAGACAAGGCCGATGTATTACAATCTGAAATCGAGGCGGAGGCCAAGGACGACATGCCCGACACGGGCGCACTTGCATCTACTAAGCGCGGAATGCTTGTCGACATAGACAGCATTAAGGCCGAACTTGCAAAAGAAGAATACGTCAAAGCTGCCAAAGACCGTCTCGCCGAATTAGAGAAACAACTCCGCATACAGTCCGAGGAATTAGCCCAGTTGGAGGCCACCGAAGACACAATGGTGGAGTTCGCCAAGGAGCGCGTTAAACTCGTTGAAGACAAGATTAACTCCATGTTCACGATGGTTAAATTCAAGATGTTCGACACGCAAATCAACGGAGGCGTGGTCGAGACATGCGAGGCGGTAGTGGACGGCGTCCCATATTCCACGCAGAACAATGCGATGGTAATCAATATCGGCATCGACATCATCAATGCAATTTGTCGCTCCGTGAATATCTCCGCCCCCATATACGTCGACAACGCAGAGAGTATCAACTCAATACTCCATACTCCATCGCAGCTCATTCGCTTGGTCGTCACCGATGACGAGCAGTTGAAAATCAATTAAAACACAATAACAACAAAAATTATGACAAACGAAATCGCAAAAACACCCCGCCCAATCGACATGCTTAAATCGATTGTTAGCGCGCCGTCAGTTCAAGACCAATTCAAAAATGCCCTCGGTGAACATAAGGATGCCTTTGTGGCATCGCTCATCGACCTCTACACGGGAGACAAACAATTACAGACGTGCGATGCCAAAGCTATTGTAATGGAGGCATTGCGCGCAGCCACTATGCGACTGCCACTGAATAAGGCGTTGGGTTTCGCTTACATTATCGTGTTTAACAACAGCGTAAGAAACCCAGACGGCTCTTTTTCCAAAGTCCCCACTCCGACTTTCGTGCCTGGCTATAAGGGTTACATCCAGCTGGCCATGCGCACGGGGCAATACCGCACCATCAACGCGGACTTCGTCTATGAGGGTGAGCTACGTAAGGTTGATAAACTCAAAGGAGAAATAGCCTTTGACGGCGAGAAAAAGTCTGATAAGATTATCGGCTACTTCTGCTACTTCGAGCTGTTAAACGGTTTCTCTAAGACGCTCTACGTGTCTATTGAGGAAATGGCCGCTTACGCCTTACGCTATTCGCCCTCTTTCAAGGGCAGAAACAAGCCAACGGCCGAAGCTCTGATTACCGCTGCCCAGTCGGGCGCGGTGTCCTCACAAGTGGGGTGGTCGGGAAATTTCAACGACATGGGATTGAAGACCGTGATACGCCGACTGTTGTCGAAGTATGGCTATCTTTCAGTTGAAATGCAGACCGCAATGGACAAGGATGTGGAAGATGCAGGCAATTCACGCGATGAAACCATCGCCGAGCATGCCAACAGCAAAACAATAATTGCAGAAGCCGTGGAATACGAACATGTCAACACGGAGACTGGGGAAATAACGCAGGGACAAGCACCAGCCGAACAAAATGCTGATACCGCGCCCAATTATTAACAAATAGTGTAGGAGGAATTTTGAATGGTACTGAAATGCCTAGGCTCTGGTAGTAGCGGAAACTGCTACATATTGCAGTCTGATAGTGGAGAAAAGCTCATTATTGAATGCGGTTTGCCATTCCGCGAGATAAAGCGAGGACTTGAATACGACTTGCATGGCGTTGTCGGCTGCCTAGTGAGCCATAGACATTCAGACCATTCCAAATCCCTACATGACGTTATCAAGGCAGGGATAATGGTCTTGTCCATCGAGGACGTATTCGTCGCGCTAGGCGTAAAATATCGCACGCTATGCAAAACAATCCAATCAATGCGCGGATATGTCATTGGAGGATTTCGCATATTAGTCCTTGATGTGGCGCATGACGTGCCTTGCGTAGGGTTCATTGTCGAGCATGTCGAGATGGGCAAACTTCTATTCGTCACCGACACGATGATGCTCGAATGGAAATTGCCGCCCCTTGACCACATCATGCTTGAATGCAACTATTCTGATGCCATACTTCAACGAAACATCGACAGCGGACTTGTACCTGCCGTAATGCGTGAACGCCTTATGCGCTCACACATGGAATTGCAGACAGTCAAGGGAGTGTTGACGGGGAACGACATTACGCAGGTAAAAGAAATTGTACTGATACACCTTAGCGGCAACAACTCAAATGCGGAACTATTCAAAAGTGAGATAGTCAAGGCCACGGGCAAGCCCATTTATGCTGCCGAACGCGGTTTTGAAATAATGTTATCAAAAGAGGCATATTAAACATGGGAAATTGGATAAAACTAAGCCGCGACATCACCGCGCATTGGATATTCCAAGATGCAGAGTTTTTCAAGTGGTGGTTTGACTTGCTTGCAATGGTCGCATGGCGTGACCACGAGGTGATGCACGACGGACATATGTTTACACTAAAACGCGGACAAGTTATCGCCTCAATATCATACCTAACAGAACGTTGGGGACGGAATAGAAAAAGGATTATTCGCTTTTTACAGTTGATAGAGAAAGACGGGATGATAACGCGCGCTGTAAGGAACAGGCAAACGCCCATCTTAACTATCTGTAATTATGAGCATTATCAACAACAAGGGGGCACCATAGGGGACACCATAGGGGACACCATAGGGGACACCATAGGGGACACAAACAGAAGAAAGGAAAAGAAAGATAAGAAAGAAAAGATGTTGTCTAACGACAAAATGCAAAAGGCCGAGGCCAAGTTCGATGCGGAAGAGGTTCGGGAGCTTTTCAACCGCGAAATGTTCGACAAGCCGATACCGAAAGTGCGCGGAAAGTTGAAAGGGCAAAGGCTGGCATTCCTAACAGCGAGGGTTCGTGAGTACGGCATCGACGCCGTGCGGGAGGCCATAACGAAAGCCGCACGGAGCGACTTCCTC